TTGATTGTGCTAATCTACAAGTTATCGAGACCTGCGGGTTGTTGTTTAACGCATAAGGCGTTAAATGATTGCCCGCTCTTTCATGTAGGAGGATCGGTGGGACGACCGGCTCGCAAGATGGTTAACCTTTCCATCGAAGAAACGTCGGGTGTTGATCACCCGGCACACTTGCATGAAGGTTGGCTCGTAATGAAAGCCGCCTCGGAGGACGCAGTTGCAGTTGCACTCGATAGTGCCGCTGTAGAGATCCCGAGTGAAGATACAGATAAGTCCACCGAGGAGGATGTCGTGGAAGAAACCACAATTGAGAAGGCTGAAAAGCCATCTTATGAGGATCTAATGATGGCCCTCAAGAAGGCTGAAGAGCGTCTTGTTGAGATGGAAAAAGAAATGAATGGGATGAAGAAGCCCAAAGAAGCGATGGTAGATGAAGAAGAAGACATGATGAAGTCTGCTCCTGAGTCTGTTCGCAAGGCATTCGAAGATATGCAAAAGGCTGTTGAAGACGCGAAGGCTCAGGCTGACGTCGCTGAAACAGAATTGCGTAAAGAACGTGGCGAGCGTGCCGATGCAGATGCAATCGTCAAAGCCCGTACTTCTTTCGCATCTCTTGGTCTTGATGCCGAGCAGGTTGGCCCAGCATTGCGCCGCCTTGCAGATAATGATTCTGATCTTGCTAAGTCCGTCGAGGATGTTTTGACTGCTGCTAACGCAAAAGTTGAGTCCGCTGACATTTTTAGTGAGATTGGTAAGTCGACTCGTGTAGCGGGTTCGGTTTACGAAAAGGCTGAGGCTATGGCTAAAGCCGCCGTTGTGGACGGGAAGCATTCCACAATCGAGCAGGCGTTGACCGATGTGTTTACTTCGGACAGCGATCTGTACAAGTCATATCTCGCCGAGCAGGGAAAGTGAGTGCCTAAACATGGCCTACGAATTCAGTAATTACGCAGTAAAGGCCACGCTTGTTGCAGGCGCGGATCTTTCTGAGAAGCAATACCATTTCGTTAAGATTGACAATGGCACCGGAAGGGCCGTCATTGTTAGTGGAGCAACTGATCGTCCCGTAGGTGTTCTTCAGAACAATCCTACAAGCGGTCAAGAGGCTGAAGTTTTGATCGTTGGTGGCACGAAAGTTGCTGCTGGTGGAACTGCTTCCGCTGGTCAGGCGCTTTTTGCTAATGCATCTGGACAGGGTGTAACTCTTGCATACGGAACCACTGGTTCTGCTGCATTTTCTGTCGGAACATTTATTACCGCCGGGTCCGCAAGTGCAATTGTGACCGCCGTTATCGACTGCGCTGCTGCAAGTCGCGGACTCTAAGGAGAACTGAAAAATGCCACAACCAACAATCAGCGACGTCCATATTGACGCGATTCTGACGAACATTTCTGTTGCATACATGCAAAAAGCAGAAAACATGATCGCAGATAAGGTCTTTCCGGTCGTCCCAGTTGATAAGAAGTCAAACAAATATTTTACTTATGACAAGAATGACTGGTTCCGTGACGAAGCACAGCGTCGCGCACCGGGCACTGAGTCTGCTGGTGGCGGGTACAACCTGTCCACAACTACCTATTCGGCTGATGTTTTTGCATTCCACAAGGATGTAGACGATCAGACTCTTGCTAACGCTGATACGCCACTTAACCCGTTGCGTGAGGCTGCAGAGTTTGTGACAAGCCGTTTGCTTCTTCGCCGTGAGGTTCAGTTTATTTCTGACTTCATGACGACTGGAGTTTGGGCAACTGACGCCACTGGTGTTAGCGGATCCCCAAGCAGTGGTGAATTCCGTCAGTGGAACGACTACACCAATTCAGATCCGATTGAGGATATTGAAGAAGCAAAAGAGGATATCCTTTCAACCACGGGTTACGAGGCCAATACTCTTGTTCTTGGTTATCAGTCGTTCCGCCAGTTGAAGAACCATCCTGATGTTGTTGACCGCTACAAGTACACAACTTCAAGCGTGATCACTGAGGAAATGTTGGCACGCTTGTTTGGTGTTGATCGTATCCTCGTGGCAAAGTCAGTTCGGGCAACCAACAATGAAGGTCTCACTCCTGCTTACGGATTCAATTTCGGCAAGAGTGCATGTCTCCTCCACGTTGCACCAAATCCCGGTTTGATGACACCTTCCGCTGGTTACATCTTTGCTTGGACCGGCGTTTCGGGTGGGCTTGGTTCCACTATCGGTACTTCACAGTTCCGTATGGAAAGCCTGCGTGCCGCTCGCATTGAGGCTGAGGTTGCCTTCGACAACAAAGTTGTTGCAAGCGATCTTGGTTATTTCTTTGCTAGTTGCGTGGCTTAATTTCATAGCATTACCCTTGGAGGGGGTCGGCGGGTTTGATTCCTGTCGACCCCCTTTATTTTTAGGAGATAGTTTTGACTTGGTCTTATAGCGGGAATCCGGCATCATCGGATAAAGATAAGGTTCGTTTCCTTATTGGTGACACTGACACCACTGATCAGTTGCTCAGTGATGAAGAGATCAATTACACGATTACGGAATCTGGATCCATTTATCAGGCTGCTCACGATAGTGCTTACGCGATTGCTTCTACTTTTGCTCGTATGGCATCTAGTAAGAGTGTTGGAGACTTGTCGCTTTCTTACAATGATAGGGCTACTACTTACTATCAGGTTGCTGATCGCATGTTGCAGTTGCAGGCTAAGCGTCAACCTCCGACGCCTTGGATTAGCCCCGATAATATTATTCGTGCTGCAGAGAAAACTATTCCTCCCGCGAATGGAACCGAGTTTTACACGGGTCAACAGGATTATTTGAGGCCGTAGTCATGGGTATTCCTTCTGAGTTTTTACCAATGATGCGAGAGACCGTGGTATTGAAGGCTAATACAACGATGGATGCATACGGTAAGCAATCTTTTGCTGCTTCGGGTGTTTCTTATAATGCGCGTCTTATTTTTGATGTTCGAATGGTTCGAGATGCTGATGGGCGTGAAGTTGTTCAGGCGGGTAAAGCAATTATTTATGGCGCTGTTGCTTCGTTGAATCCTTCATGGCAAATAACTTTGCCTGATAATACTAATCCAAAAATTACTTTTGTTGACACGATTCAGGATGAGGATGGGGATCATCATTCTGTTGTTGGGTTTGGTCAAGGCTGATGGCTCGCACTGTGCGGTTGCGTAATCTTGATCGGTTGCAGGCAGCGTTTATTACTGCAGGTAAGGATGCTCCTCGTTTTGCGGCTCGTGCTTTGTTGGAGGAGACTCAGGAGGCTTTTATTCTTTCTCAGGAGGTTGTCCCTGTTCGTACTGGGGCTTTAGCAACCTCGGGTATGGTAAATGGTCCTTTTGTTAAGGGCTCAAAAGTGTCAACCAGTATTGAGTATGGTGGGCCCGCTGCAGGTTATGCGATTTTTGTTCATGAGTTGCCTCCTGCTCGTGCTAGTCATGATTACCCTACGCGGTGGAAGTTCCTTGAGAATCCGGTAAGGCTTTACGCTGAGGGCATGGGTGATCGTATGACTACTAGAGTTTTAGACATGATTGCTAAAAGATTCGAGATGAGTTAATGGCTACTATTTTGGAAGCGGTCGGCGATTATTTAGTTTCTCAGGGTCAGGGGACTTTGGGTACTAACTTGTTTTTGACTGTGATGCCGGAGAGTCCTAATGCTTGTGTTGCTGTGTTTGAGAATGCAGGTGGCCGCCCTTCAATGACGATGGGTTCGGCACCGTGGGCTATTGATCGTCCTTTGATCCAAGTGATTTGTCGGGGTAATAAGAGTGATTATCTTTCGGCTCGTGATAAGGCCGAGACAATAAGGGCTTTGTTGGGGGCTATCACTGATCAAACTATTTCTGGTATCAATATTATGCGAATGGAGTCTCAGGGTTCTGTCATCCCTATGGGGGAGGATGAGAATCAACGTCCGATGATATCGATTAATTTCGATTGCATGGTGAGACCGTGACGGATCCTTATGGGAGAAATGTTGTTACAGATGATAGCCCAAGGTGCTGGAGATGCAATAGGGTATTAGCGTTCTTCGTTTCTCGACCGTGGTCCGTCCAGTGCTCACGGTGTAAAGCGGAGAACCGTAGCCAGTAGAGAGGTGCCTCATGGATCTTGACGGTGAGTTAGACGTATTGCTGGCTTCTGAAGTTAAATCTGGAGCAAGTATTTGTACCATGAGTTCTATTTTAAATAGTTTGCCTGAGGATCAGAGAATTAAATTAGAGGCTTTAATTTCTGCTGAGATTGTTCCTGCACCAAAGATCGCTGAAGTTTTAAATAAGTATGGTTTCATAATTAAACATAAGTCTATTTCGAGGCATCGTCGACGTTTCAGGGGCGGTGGATGTTTATGCCCATAGAAAACAACATCATGATCCTTGCTGTAGATGGTCGTATTTGGATTGATAGTTTTTCTTTAATCTCTTACTTGAGAGATGTTGAAATTCAAGCGGACACTCATTTGAAAATTGCTGAAGATAAAGGTGACTACAAAAAGGCTATTGCCGCTTACTCAGTTGGGGATTCAATAAGGCAAATTGCCGATGGCCTTGTCCTGACTTCAATGGTCGCTGATGAAACGATTAGGAGTCGACGTGAGTCTCGAAGATGATTTGAATTCTTTAAGTGATCCGGGTGACAGAAGTAATTATCGTCAGAGCGTGATGGCTAAACATCCGTCTGGGTGGGAGCCGGGTGTTGCATGGAATGGTGACTCTGGCACTTTAACGTCTCAGCCTCTTAATGCTGAGCCGAATGACTGGTCTGAGTTGTTGGCGGTGTGGGATTTGGATCCTGAAGTGTTTGAGGTTGTCGAGCCTGTCCAATATAGGGCTTGGGATGCACCTAACCCTGAGGGTGGTCTTCGTAGACTGTTTTACTACAGGGCGACGATTAGAAGGCGCGTAGAGTCGCGAGCGTCGGTGGCTGAGTTGTTAGCCGTGTTAAAGGAGAAGCGTCCCCGTACAGCCTCTTATGAGGCTTCTGAGGATGGTTTTATGTATGTGGTCCCTGCCGGTGATCTCCAGATAGGCAAGCCTGATGGGGATGGTAGTGAGGGAACTATCCGCAGGTTTGTTGAGAAAACTGATTTGTCAGTAATTCGCTTGAAGGAACTTCGGCGTCTTAAACGCCCGATTTCGGGTGTGATGTTGCCGTGGCTGGGTGATTGTATTGAGGGTTTAGTGAGTCAGGGTGGTGCGTTGGCTGCCGCAGGCCGCCTTGATTTGACTATGAGCGAGCAGTTGAGAGTGTATCGACGCCTCATGCTGTATCAGATTCAGCAGTTCGCTGGTTTGACGGACAGGATTATCGTGCCGGTGGTGCCGGGTAATCATGATGAGGTACAGAAAGCGGGCAAGGTTGTCCGGCGCTTTGATGATTCTTGGGCCATAGAAGGGGCTGTAGCGGTCGCTGACGCCCTAAAACTGAGTAGTCAATACGATCATATATCTTTTGTTTTCCCCGGCGTAGATGAGTTAACAATCACTTTGGACGTTGCCGGTACTCCTGTAGGTTTCGCTCACGGGCATCAGTTCGGCAGGGATCCCATGAAATGGTGGGCTGGTCAGGCTCACGGAATGCAAGACATCGGTTCAGCGACTCTCCTGTTAGGTGCCCACCTGCACCATTTAAGGATTGAACAGGGTGGCGCTAAGACGTTTATCCAGATCCCCGCTATGGATGGTGGTTCAACGTGGTGGCGTCACAAGACAGGTCAGGATGCTCCTGCCGCTATGGTCTCAATGCTGATCGGTCACGGCGGATGGACTGACTTGGCTATTATGTAATACGGAATAATTCATATTAAAGGGAGGGGCTTGGCATGACTAGTGAAGAGCACGCCGATGATGTGCAAGCGACTGTAGAATCCTTAAGGTCAAGAATTTTGGGTATAGGGGCTGATCAATATGATGATGGTTCTGGTGTTCAGCGTTTTGAGACTAAGACGCTGGAACATATTCGTGGAGATGCTATTGAGGAAATTGATGACTTGATCGTTTACCTGTGTCAGATACGAATGCGCCTCTTATCACTTTTGTTGTAAGGCGTAAAAACAAACTCCCTGCCTTCCCTTAAATTGCCTTAGACTAAGGATGTAGTAGATCGTGCCCCTAGTGGGTCCAATCCGTCACTACGTCGTGATCCGAGTGATCCGTGAGGCGGTGCGGATTCGCGCTGCCATCAGGAGGATAAGTGCCTTATCAGGTGCTCACCGGATTGTCATACCCGCCGGACAAGCGTGCCGAGGTCGGGGACATCGTTGACGATCTTCCATCAAAGTCAATTCAATGGCTAATAAACAGTGGTCATGTTGAAAAAGTGACAGGAAATACTTTTAATCCCACACCTGCTTCGATAGCCTCGCCGGAGCCTGAAACTATTGAGAAAGACGGTGAGTAGTCATGCCATTTCGTCACGGTAAATCCACGGGTGTCTTCTATAACGGAGCAGACCTGTCGTCCTATTTTAATGAAGCATCCGTTTCCGAAGATGTTGAAACCGCTGAAGTAACTACTTTTGGTAGTGATTCAAAAAGTTATATTGTCGGGTTAGCCGATGGAACTATCAGTGCCGCTGGAATGTTTGATGGTAATGAAGGCGCTGTAGACCAAATTTTGTCATCCACTCTTGGCAACGATTCTGCGGATACTGTTACGGTGGCTCCCGATGGTGTCACTTTTGGGCGCAGGTCTTTTTCTGCGGCGGCCATCGAAACATCATATGAAATTTCATCACCTGTATCTGACGTTGTTTCTGCGAACCTTGAAATTCAAGCGACGCAAGGAATCGATTCAGGTGTTCTTCTCGCAGGTCGAGTTACGGTTAGCGGTTCCGCTTCTGGTTTCAGCGCTACTCTCGATCAAGGAGCATCCTCCACAAACGGGGGAATAGGTTACTTGCACGTCACCTCAAACACCAGAGATGGTGCTTCGACGTTCAAGGTGCAGGATTCCGCTGACGGTGTCACGTTTGTTGATCGCATAACATTCGCCAGCGTCTCGGCTTCTGCAACTGTCGGCAGCAAAGTTGCCGTCACGGGTTCGGTCGATCGTTATGTCCGAGCCTTGCATGACCCCGGAGTATTTACCGGGTCCGTCACATACACACTGGCGTTTGCCCGTAAATAAGGAGTAAAAAAAAATGGCATTTATTCATGGTAAGAAGTCACTGTTCAAGATTGACAACAGCGCCGGAGCACTCATTGACATTTCTGCTTTCTGCGAAGAAGTCAGCCTGTCACGAGATATCGAAACCGCTGAAGTCACCACTTTTGGTAGTGGCACAAAGGCATACATCACGGGACTTTCTGACGGTACTGTCAGTATTTCAGGTAAGTTCGATTCAGTTAACGCTTCAGCAGTGGATCCAGTTTTGACGGGGATCCTTGGTCAAGATGCGACTGTTTCATGGGCATACCGTGTCAACAGTGCTTCAGTGAGTTCCACCAATCCTGAGTACCAAGGTGAAGCAATCCTCACTTCGTATGAGGTTTCCGGTGCTGTCGGAGATGCCGTGACTTTCTCGGCTGAACTGCAATGCACAGGTGCTATCACTCGGGCCACTGCTTAATCTAAGATAGACAGGAAGTCCTAATCGTGGGTCAAGCACCCCCTATGGAAAAGAGAAAAAAAGTGTCCCTACGCGAAAAGATCCTTGCAGCAGATGACATTGCATCAGAGATGGTTGAAGTTCCCGAGTGGGATGTCACCGTTGAGGTGCGAGGAATGAACGGTGCAGATCGTTCACGCATTCTGGAAACTGCTGCATCAAGTGAGGATGGCAAGATTGGTATCGGCACTATGTACGTCGAGACCGTGATTGCCAGCACCTACGACCCAGAAACGGGTCTGCGGGTATTTACCGACGCTGATCGTGATGATCTTATGTCCAAGAGTGCTTCTGCTATTGATCGTCTCGCGACGATTGGTATGCGGTTGTCTGCGATGGATGGTAAGGCGGCTGATGACGCGAAGGTCACGTTTCCTGAAAAACCCGCATCGTAGGTTCCTGTTCGAATTAGCAGAAAAGTTAGGTCGAACAGTAGGTGAATTGCTTTATGGGTCAACTTCTCATAGGCCGATCACTTCGTCCGAGTTGACGCAGTGGTCGGCTCTGTGGGAATTGAGGGCTTACGAAATGGAGCAAGCGTCCAAGAAACGTAGATAGGTTGGAGGTGTCGGCATGGCTGTTGTTAGCACTGTTGAGGCGCGATATGTAGCCGACACTTCCGCCTATGTCCGTGGTTTGCAACAGGCAACTCAAGCAACCAACAAGTTGGCTAATGCCATACCAATGGTTGAAATTGCTAACCGCAGTGCAACAGTTTCTGGTTTAGCACTTGGTGCCGCAGTCGGTACATTAGGTGCTCAGGTTTTCGCAAAGGCAACTGGCGCGGTAATGAAATACGCGCAACAAGGTATTGCTGCGGCTAAACAGTACGAGCAAACTGTTATTTCCATTGAAGGTATTTTTGCTGGTACTGGAATG